TCTGATGACAAAGATAACAAAGTGGTACGACAAAAGCATCACCGCCTTTAGTTCCCCAACCAACATTACCTAACGAATCAGTTTTTCTAATATGACACGCCTGTACTCCGTAAGTAGTTCTACATTTCAAACAAGGATAATTCCTTGCTAAATATTCTAAATGTTTTTTAGATTTAACTATTTTTGTTTTCCGAATCATATTGGCGTGGCTACTCAGGAAGGCGTGAATAGCCACAATTTTGTCAATACAACCTATAGAACAAAATAGCAACATTATAAGCTACTGTATTTATTATATTATTTTTATATATAAACTCACTTTTTACTAGATATATTATATTCGTAATATATAAGGGTGGTTATGAAAACAAATCAAAAAGGAGAAAAAAAAATGGAAAAAAAATACACAATAGAATTAGAAGCTATTAGACAATTTGAAGTTATTGCTACTTCAAAAGAAGATGCTTTTAAAAAATTAGTTGATGCTAAATATACTTTTCATCATGGTAATGTTGAGGGTTTTGATGATGTTACTTATAGATGGATTCACGAAACTGGCGACTTTGATAATGCTAAAGTTGTTTGGGAAGAAGATTATTCATAATTAAACAGGGGGCGAAAGCCCCCACAACAGGAAGGTAAATAATGGGAACATTTGTATTTTGCACAGGAATAATTTTATTATTAACTTTGTACTGCATCTTGGCTATAATTTTTAAATGGGAAAAATAAAAACTCAATTTAGTGATAGCGAAGTTGAAATTATATATAGAATAATTAGGCATTATCTTATGAACGAAGAAATAATGACTCATGGTCATAATGATCCTAAAGTCTATAAATTATTTAAACGATTAAAAGATATAAGAGGATATAAAAATGAATCTAAAAAATAGTTTTGATCAAGCTAGACAAGCTGACATAAAACAACAAGAGTTGCTAAAAAGAGAAGTGTATAAAGAGCAACAAATTGTAAGTAGAATAATGAATGAGATACAATGGGGAGAATCTAAAAAAAATATCTTGTTTGATCTTGTCAAAGATTATAACATTACCACTAAGGAATTTGATTTGTTTTACTTTCAAGCAATAAATCATATTAAGAATAAAACAAAATGGTATAAAATATGAATACAATTAATGAACGCTTACTAAGCAAAATTCACCTAGACAAGATTTTGGAAGATGATTCTCGCAAAGAAGAACTTATCTCCATTATTGTGCATTATTTTTCTAGCTTTCCAAATGTAAAAAAGAAATGGGAAGATAGATATAGTGCAGAAGTAAAAACTAAAAACAAAAAAAATAAGGGAAAAAAACATGAAAAAAGTGAAGGCATTTTTCAGGTTATCAGCAACGATAATCCTGATGACATTACTGAGTAATTGCACAACTTATAAACCTATTATTGATTCTGCTGGAAGATCAGGAACATTTCCTGAAAGTAAAGCAGTAGAAATCACAAATGATATCCAGCATTGTTCTACACTAGCTAAACAACATACGAATGGTGCATGGGAATCTTATAAACTAATTCATAATTGGTATTTAAGACCACAAACTTTGTGGCTTATGCCAAAACTTGAATACACAGAAAGAAAACTAATCAAGAACTGTTTAGAGAAACGTGGTCATGCAGTTCTCAACGACTAAAGGAGAAAAGAATGAAAGATAAAATAATATTAGAACTAAAATTAGCATTAATTTATGAGAAACTTCTAAATTTAGATTATTTAACTTATTTAGAGCATAATGAAGCAAGAGAAATTGTTTTTACAAATTTAAGAGAAGATATTTTAGAATTGTTGAATTCTCTTAGATGTAAAGAAAAAAAAATTAAAAAATCTAAACAAGTAGAAATACAACAATTAAAACATTAATAAAGGGAGAAAGAAAATGCTAACAGAAATAGACCTAGATCGTAATAACGCATACCAAGCTGAACAACAAGTACAGAAAGAAAAAGAAAGAGAAGAACTAAACAAATATTGTGCTGACAATTCTGTTCCTGACGAATGTAAAGCTGATGCTATAATCCAGCACCAAATAAAATGGGGGTTAATGTAATGGATAATAAATGTTTATCAGAAGAAGATAATAAACTAAAAAAGATAATGGGTAAAAATCTTAGATACCTTAGATATAGAACATTTAAGATTGAAAGAAATAAAAACAATCATATTGTTCATAGGCAATTGACTCAAAGTGATCTTGCTAAGATACTTGGTGGAATAACATTTCAACAAGTACAAAAGTATGAGAAGGGTGAGAACATGATACCAATAACTAAGTTCATTAAGATTAGTAATTTTTTTAATGTTCCTATGAAAGCATTATGTAATGAAAAATTATTATCTTATCCTTACACTAAAAGCATATCGGAGAATATAATTTATGAACTACCACAACAACATAATATATAAGATCATGTTTGTAATAAGCATATTTTATGCTTTGACTTATATGATTGTATCTATATTAACTTAATACAAAAAAAGGGAAGGCAAAAATGAAAACTTACAAACTATACAACAATAAAATAGAACTTCAATTTGATGAAGTAAAACACGAATATTTCAAAGAAGGAAAATTAATTCCTAACATGACCAATATCACTAAACTTGCTAGTGATACATCAGGTGCTTTATTGGGTTGGGGAATGAAATTAGCTTCTGAAAAATTCTTGCAAATAGTTCAACCAAATCAAACTTATGATGAAGTTGAATTAATAAACATGGCAAAACAAATTAAAGATAGTGCAATTAAATCAAGAGATAGATCAGGAGATATTGGAACAATACTTCACAATCATGTAGAAAATTTTTTACAGTTTGAAACTATACCCAAAATACACAATCCTGAAATTGCTAATGCTTATAAATGTTTTGAACAATGGTATCAAACAGTAGAATTTGAAGTCATCTCTACTGAAAAAAAAGTATATTATGAAGATTCAGAATATTGTTTTACCGGTACTTGTGATTGTTTAGCTAAAGATAAAGATGGATACATAGTTATGGATTGGAAAACATCTAAATCAGCAAATTACTTTAATTACAAATTACAAGTAGTTGGTTATGCAATTGCTTTAGAAAAAGAACATAATATTAAAATCAATAGAGCAAAAATATTATGTTTTCCAAAAGTAGGTAAGTTTAAAGAAGTCTTGGTAGATATAGACCAAACTATGCGTGAAGGTTTCTTTGCGTGTTTAAAATTATATCAAACAATAAATAACAAAAAGGAGAAAAAACAATGAGTCATATACAAGGAGTCGTTACAGCAATATTTGATAACCGACTTAAAAATGGACAACCTAGTCCTTATCCCAATTATAAAATAATGATTGGCGACAATGAATATACAGCTTGGACTGGAAACGAACTACCATGCAAAAAGGGAGATACAGTAAGTCTTCATTTTGGTGTATCTAAAAAAACAGGTAAAACTTTTGTTTCTAGTGATTTTGAAACTAAGGAATTGAAGTTACAAGTTATTCCACAAGGACAACCAACACCAACTGAAGAAATACCTTTAGATGATGATTTGAGTAACCATGAACCTGATCATTTTGCTAATAATGGTGTAGTTGATAATAGTCCAACTAGCTTTAATTATGGTGCTAATGTGAAAAAGCCAGTAGATCAAAAGTCATTAGAAATGTTTTGCATGGCTTGTGTAAAATCCAGCTTAGAATCAAATCAATTAAAAGCAGATAAAACTTCTATTGCAAATTTTATTAAAGACATGGTAGAAGTTTATAAGCAATCATTTTAAATATGTTTTTAACCCCAGTTTTTCCCACTTCCCTTTATGTTTTCAAACGTGGTTTTACTGGGGTTTCCCCTATTGCAACAAATACAAAATTAATATAATGAATGTAATTAAGAAAGTAACTGGTTCGTGTTTGTTTGAATATGTTACCGAACATGACTCAGAACAAAATGCTTTAAACAATGAAGGTACGTTTAAAGAAGTTAAAATTGGTAAGTTAAAAATTGAACGTACCAAAATAACAAAGGAGAATGATGACAATAAGTCAGAAGACTCTACAAAGACTGAGGGACAAAGAACAGAAGAAATATGAACTCGGTCTTGCTTTTCAGGCGAAAGCCAGAAAGTATCTTGAAGAAGCTAAGAAACTTAGTTTTAAAAGATTGAGAGTACAAGAAGAATTAACAGCTTAGTTAGTTCTTAATACAACCTAAAAACGTAAAGGAAGGACATGGAAGCATTTGCTCTAAAAACAGCAGAAGAAATAAAACAAGAGTTAGACAATCTATCAGAAGTTTTATCAGAAAAAGTTTATCAATATAGATTGCTAGAAGAAAACAAAAAAATATTATTATCTAAATTAACTGTATCTGAACAAGCAAAGAATAATTGTTCTGTGGCACAAGCTGAAAAAATAGCTATGTCATCAGAAGAATATAAAAAACACATTGTTGCTTATTGTGTTGCTGAACAAGAATACAGTAAAGCTAAGTTTGATTATGCGAATATGAATTCGTATATAGATTATTTAAGAACTTATATATCTGCACAAAAATCTTTAATGAACTAATGGACGATAGAGGACAATTAGATTTGGAAAGAAGAATAGAAGAACTGACTAATGAGAATTTAATTTTAAAAGAACAAAAAGAAATACTTGAATTAAGAATAAAATATCTGCAACAACAAATAAGGAAGTATAGTGGAAAAGAAAATATTTAACAAAGGTGAATTAAATAAAGAAAGTTATGATAATCGTATTAAAAACTATGTGGACTTATCTGAACAAAGATTTGAAGAATACTGTCAAAAGCATAAATACTTTTTTCGTAAATTACATCTTAATCAATCTGATGACATTTTCACTTGCCCTATTCCTCATTGGAATCGTCTTGGGTTACTCACTAGTATGCCTGACTACTTCGTTTATAATGATCGTGAGCAAATATTTGTTGAAGTTAAAGCAAGTAATAAAATTAAAATTAAAGATATAAAATCCTACATAGCTTGGGAGAAAATGTTTTGTGATCCCAAATATACTAAATATAGAATTGCATTTTGTTTTGCAGATAAAATAGTAATGAAGACAACAGATCAAATATTAGAGTTACTCCCTAAATCTAAGCTAGATTCTTACCACGAAGGTAATAAATATTATATTCTTCCTCTTTAGTGAACAGTATTGCTAATCTCGGTATCTACAGAATTAAAATCAATAGACTCTAATTCGTATTCTAATCCTGTAATAATATAACTATCGTTGGATTTTAAAGTTTGCATTAAATGATGTGTGTTAGGTAAGCTAGGATAAATGTCTTCAACTTTGGTATAAGTTAGTTTTTGAATATCATTATCCAATTTATCAATGTAAGAAATTACTATCGTAGATAAAACGTAATCCATTTTATTTTCGTTTAATTAAGTCAGTTGCTTTAATACCAAAAATTGCACCACAAACTGAAACCCATAATGCTTGAAACCAAAAAGGAAGATTGTTAAAATGTTCAAAAAATAAACTTACCTTTTCTTGAATTTTTGGGTCTTCACTAAATACACTCCAAAATAATAATATGATTGGTATGCTTATTAAAATTAAAACAAATTCGTCTTTAAAATCTCCTTTTTGTGAATCTAATATTTTTCCAGTATATTCTATTTCACCACGTGCCATTTTTTCATAATGAAGTCTTTTGGCTTGAGATTCTAATGCTTCTGATTCTTTTTTGTTCTTATAAACTTCAGCACCAGTCTTTACTGCCATTCCTATTAAATTCCACCACATATCAAAATCTCCGTTCTATGTTTGTTCTAAAACAAGCTAAACTCCGTCAAATTGCCTGTTTTTTTTAAGATTTGATTGCCTTGCCTTATCAACCCTTAGACAGAGTAAATATCATAGCTTAAAACGTCTTTAAATCGTTTTTACTTAATTTTCTCTATCAGTAGTTGTATATAGTGAATAGCTTTGTTTAAATCTTCTATTTGTTTAGCAGTATCGCTATTTTTACTATTGTACCTACTTAGGTACTTGATAGCATTACCTTGATACCAATTCAAATTGTTTTCGTAGATATAATCTGACACTTGTATTTTTAATTTCTTGTAATGATCTCCACCTACTTGAGTATCTTTAGCTGATTTAACTTTGTCAAAATAATCAGGGTTCGTCATGCTGGTTTATAAACTACTTTTCCTGTTTCTTCGTTTCTATATGCTCGTAAAGTTTGATTGCGATTATCTTCGCCATTCCATGATACATGAATCCAACCTGAGTTAGCTTCACCATCTTTATAGAACTCTAAAATAAGCTGATCAAATTCTAAGTTGTTTTTAATCCAATCAAATAAATCTTTATTAT